TCTGGGGAAGTGGTTCTCCGTCGAGATAGTGCAGGAGAAGGGCGACTTCTCGGTGCTGACGTTGCGCCATCAGAAATCGGACACGGAGGGGGAGTAGATGCAGCACAGCATCACATGCGACATCGACGCCTTCGCCAGCGGCATCGAGGCTCTGATAGGCGACATCCCCGAGGCTTGCCAGGAGAAGGTCGGCAAGGCCACCGAGCAGGCGACCAGAGCGGGCGTGAAGACCGTCAAATCCCATGCGGCCAAGGGCGGAATACACGAGTGGTCCGAAGAGTACGTCGAGGGCTTCTCGAGCCGCGTCACGCACGGCGCCACAACCGTGGGCGAGATAGGCAACAAGAGCAAGCCGGGCCTCGTTCACCTGCTCGAAAAGGGGCATGCAACGCCCACGGGAAGGCGCACGAGGGCTTTCCCGCACATGGCGCCAGCCTTCTCCGAAATCGAGCAGGACTTCATAGCGAGGGCCGAGCGGGCCTTGTGGGAGGCGATCTCATGAGCCACGAGAGCGTCTACCAGACCGTGTCGAAGCACGTCCCGTGCTGCCACATGGAATGGCCCAACGACTCCAACCCGCCCGTCCCCTTCGCCTGCTACCTGCTCGACTGGGAGCAGCCCATCGTCGCAGGGGACGTCGAGATCGCCTGCAAGCGCAAGTGGTTCGTCGAGCTCTACGAGAAGAAGCGCGACAAGGACTTGGAGAAGGCCCTGGCCGACTCCCTCCGAGAGGAGTTCGGGTCGGTCCGCCGCGAGGAGCAATGGATAGAGAACGACAACCTTCTGGAGGTTGTCTACACGTTTTACGAGATAGAAGGAGAATTCGATGGCTAACAAAGTACGCTACGGCCTCCGCAACGCCAAGTACGCGATTTGGAACGGCGAGAGCTACGACACGCCCAAGCCGATGCCCGGCGCGGTTTCCCTGAGCCTGTCCCGCGAGGGCGGCGACAGCTCCGACTTCTACGCCGACGACGGCATCTACTACACTTTCGCAGGCACCAACGGCGGCTACTCGGGCGACCTGGAGATGGCCCGCATCACCGACGAGGTGCGCGTCGACCTCTTGGGCGAGGTCCTCGACGAGGGAACGGGCGTCCAGTTCGAGACCACCCAGGCCGAGCCCAAGCAGTTCGCACTCATCTGCGAGATGCAGGGAGACGCTGGCCCCGTGGGCTTCGTGTTCTTCAACTGCAAGGCGTCCCGCCCCGAGCTCAACGCCAACACGAAGAACGAGTCCCCCGACGTCGACACCGACACGCTCAACATCCGCATCGCGGCCCAGGACTTCACCCACCTCGGCGAGACCAAGTCGTTCGTCCAGGGCCACATCGAGAAGACCGCAGACAACGCGGCGAAGTACACGGCGTTCTTCAACGGCGTCGTGCTTCCCACCGCCACGGCTGCTTAAGGAGGACTGAATGTTCAAAATCGACATCGACGGCGTCGAGTACGAGGCCAAGGTCACCTTCCTCACGGCACAGCTCTACGAGATGGAGTTCCGCAGCGATATGCTCCAGGACCTCCTCGGCGTCCAGACGGCCGAAACGGTCATGGACTACGACGTGAGCGAAGGAGAGGCGAAGCTCGTGAAAATCGACTTCACGAGAATCAGCTGGTCTGCGGTGATGAAGGTCCTCTGGGCGAGCCTGAAGACGGCGAACCAGTCCACCCCCTCCTACATGGATTGGATGAAGAAGACTTCCGGCGTGAACCTATGGGTCGCCCAAGACCTGCTCGGCGACGAGGTGTCGGACTGCTTCTTTCGTGCCGGAACTGCCAAAGAGGACGCACAAGAAGCGGAAGAGTAGGGATGCCACCCCGAGGCCGTACACGCAGATGATGCTGTGCGGCCTCGAAGCGGGCCTGACTATGCGCGACATGCGCGATATGAAGTACACGCACTTGATGCAGGTCCTCTACGAATGGGAGGACATGCACGGGGCCGAAGTTGACGAGGTCGTGGAAGCGACCCCCGCCGACGTGAGGGCCCTGATGAACTTGTAAGGAGCTGAACATGGCCGATGCATTCAGGGGCCTCACTCTGAGAATTGGAGCTGACACCCGTCCGCTCAACTCGGCCATCAGCTCGATCACCAAGACGGCGGGCCAAGCTCAGAAGCAGATGAACCGTCTGAGCAAGGCCCTCAATTTCGACGGAAGCAACGCCGCGCTCATGCAGTCGAGAATCGACCTCATGGGCGACAAGGCCCTCCTCTCTGCGAGGGCGATAAACAAAATCAAGACTGCGATGGCACAGGCGGCAGCCGAGTCCAAGAAGCTCGACGGCACGAACCTCCGCGAGCTTGCGGAGAGGACGACCAAGGCCCATTCCGCCACGCAGAACCTAAGGGACGAATACAACAGCGTCGACGCCCAACTGGCCCACGTGACCGAAGCCGCAGCGCGTGCCGCGAAGACCATGGAGAAGTTCAAGGACATCTCCGAAGCGGTCGAGTACGTGAAGATGCTCAAGGAGCAGATGCGCGGTATGGGCCCTGCCGCAGAATGGGCCACGAACGAGTTCAACAAGTACCTCCAGAAGGCGTCGGAGACTGGGAACATAAACGCGAAGTTCGGCCAGCAGAAAGGCGATTTCAAAGCACTTATCGAAACCGTCGGAAGGCTGACCGACCGCCACAAGGAACTAAACGCGGAGTACGACAGGGCCAACAGGGTTCAGGGCTTCAGGGCCATGAAGGCCGAGCTTCAGGCTTACATGTCGGAAGTCAAGCAGGCGGCAGCGGAAACGGCGAGGTTCCAGACCGAGCTCCACATGCTCGGAACGGGCAACAGGCTATCGGCTGGAATTGCCGACATCAAGCGGATGGAGGAGGCTGCCGAGAAGGCGACCGCCCACGCAAAGGTAATGTCCGATGCCTACCAGGCGTTCCCCAAGAGCTTGGATGCAGCGGTCAACAAGATACAGGCGGTGAAAGCCGCAGAAGCCGCCCTGAAGGCCCAACTTGACAGCATAGAGTCCACGATGGACAAGCTCAGGATGGACCCCGCCTTCGACAAGATGGCAGAAGGCTCAGCCGAGGCCTACACGAAAGCCTCCAAGCTCGAATCCGTCTACTCGAGAATAGCCTCAGCCGTCAGCATAGCGGAGGCGCGAGTCGAGGAGCTGAGGAAGCAGCAGCATGCATTAGACGACTCCGGCAACGTGGGGACCGACGAGTACAAGAAGCTCGCTGCGGCGATTGACAAGGCAGAAGACAAGGCATCGACGCTGAGGGCCAAGCTGCACTCCATGGACGACGACCACGCCACGGCCGCCCTGACTCTGCAGATGAAGGACCTGAAGGCCCAGGCCGCGTCTGCGAAGATGAAAATCGACTCGCTCCACGCTTCGGTTAGCAAGCTGCGTGCGCTGTCCAATATCGGAAGGTCGATGCGCGAGTTCGGCTTCGGCATGTACGCGTCCGTGACTCCCGCGCTCATGATGGTGGGAAGGTACGCCATCCAGGCGGCGGAGGACTTCGACTCGGCATACCGCGACATGCGCAAGACCGTGAACGGCGAGGAAGAGGACTTCGAGAGACTCAAGGACGCGGCCCTTGATTACTCGACAACGCATGTGACCAGCGCGGACACCCTCATGGAAATCGAGGCCATGGGAGGCCAGCTCGGCATCCAGGTGGAAAACCTCGAGGCGTTCGCGCAGACGGTTTCCAACCTCGACATCGCGACGAACATGGAAGCGGACGACATCGCCGAACAGCTCGGCAAGATGGCCACGGTCATGGGGATGTCGGTCGACGACTACGACAACTTCGGGGACGCCCTGGTCAGGCTCGGCAACAACATGCCAGCCATGGAATCCGACATCATGACCGTCACCACCCGCTTCATGGGCATGGGCAAAGTCGTGGGGATGTCGGCTGACCAGATGCTCGCATGGTCGACCGCCGCCGTGGCTACGGGCCAGAAACCCGAAGCCGCCGGTTCGGCAATGCAGCGTTTCATCGCCAAGATGGAGACTGCGGTAACGAGCGGCGGGGAGTCCCTCGAGCAGTGGGCCAGCATCGCGGGAATGAGCGCGGACGAGTTCGCCCAGGCGTTCGGGAACAACGCGAGCGACGCGATGTTCAGCTTCGTCGAGGGGCTGGGAAGAATCCAGACCGAAGGCGGGTCGGTCAACCAGACCCTCCAGGATTTGAAAATCAACAACGTCCGCGACAAGCAGCTCCTCGAGGGCCTCGCCATGCAGATGGCGAACACGGCTGACGAGGGGAACGTCCTCGCGGACGCCTTAAGACTCTCGTCCGAGGCGTGGCGCGGCGAGGACTCCAACTTCAAGGGGAAGATCGAGGCTGCAGGAGACGCCGCCAGGGAGGCTGGCAGGAAGTCCGAAGGCTTCTCGGGCGAGATGCAGAAGATGCGCAACAACGCGCAGATGCTCGCCGTCACCATGAGCGAGGGCGCAACACCCATGGTGAAGGGGATAGGTGATGCGTTCAGCGGCGTGTCCCAGGCTGTGGCCGGACTCCCAACCGAGGTCAAGAGCGGCATAGTGGGCTTCATGGGCATGTTAGCTGCCGTTGGCCCCCTCAACGTCGGGTTGGGCACTATGCTCCAATCGTTGGAGGCTGCGCCAACTGTAACATCCAAGATTCAGGGCGGCTTCGTATCACTGGCCGCCAAGCTCAACCAGATGAACGTCGAAACCGAAGCTGGTATGAAGGCAAACCTGGGATTCCAGAAAGTGCTGACGACCCTCGGCTCCACGAAGGGCATGCTCGGGTTGGCGGGAGCTGGAATAGCCATCAAGCTTATCGCCGATAACATAGCCAATGCTATCGACAAGCAGCAGAAGATGGAGAAGTCAACCAAGGGATTATCTGAAGCCACATCCCGCGCGTTCAGAGTCAATGAGGCGTGGGGGGGCAACCTTGACGAGTACAGCCAATCTGCCAGGAAATCCGCGATGTCGGTCGACGAGCTAACCGAATCGACTGCATCCATGGTCGACAGGATGAACGAGCGTTCCTCGGCCGCAGAGAACGACATATCGAAGCTCAAGGCCGCACAGCAGGTTGTCGACAGGTACATGAACACCGACATGAGCGGCGACATGGGCGCCCAGACGAGGTTCAGGGCAGCAGTCGACGCAATCAACCAGATTACAGGCTCGCAATATCAAGTCATAGACATACTGAATGGAAAGCTGGCCGACGAGCAGGGCCAGCTCATGAACACCACAGGAGCAGTAGACCAGTACATAGCCGCCAAGGAGAAGGCCATCAGGACGGATATGCTGATGAGCCAGCTCGCCGACGTGGAGCAGACCATAGACGACGCTGCCGCTTCCTATACCGAGGCCAAGACGGCATACGACCAGTTCATGCGCGACAACGCCGATTTCCTGAACGACAACACCATCGACCCGTTGGCGAAGAAAAGCACCTTGGAGCGGGAAGCCGAGCTTCAAGAAGCGGTTACGAGGGAGAAAGCCATCCTCGACGAAGCTACGAAGGCTAGGGACAAGTTCTCGAGCCAGCTCGACGCCACCGTCGCTTCATCCGACGCCGCAACCGTATCGATCGACAACCTCGCCAGGTCGAACGGGTACCTGAGCACCGTCCTTTCGGACGACGAGATGAACACCTTCGTCGCGACGCTCCAGAAGGGCGGCATGACGGTAAACGAGTTCGGCGACATCAACACCGAGAAGTGGGCAGACATCGTAATGGCATGGCGCTCTGGAGGAGGGGAGCTCTCCACGGTCCTCGAACAGTTCGGGATAAAGGCCAGGTCCATAGGCCAGATGTACTCGGTCGTGGCGAAGGAGGCCCAGGGCAACACCAACCTTTGGAAGCAGGCCATCAAGGAGACGGGGCTCAGCGGAGACGAGTTGGCGACCAAGTTGGACGGCGCGGGAATATCCGCCCAGACGTTCGCCAGCCTGAGCACCAACTCGTTCAACGCCCTCTACCAGACAACCAACGGGAACTTCGAGCGGATAGCGCAGGCGATTCAGCTCGTGGATGCGGCCAACATCAGCCCGAAGCAAATCAAAGTCGATTCCGAAGGCGTCCTCAGGGCGGGCAACCAGGTAATCGACTTGGACAACCTGACCGTAGGCGACAAGCACTTCCGGCTCCTCGACGACGGCACGTTGGAGCTTGTCCAGGAGCAGGTAAACGAGCTTGACGGCGAAGACGCCGAAGTGGGCGTCAACGTCGAAGGCGAGGAGCAGCTCGGGGAAGCGGCCCAGGAAGCGGCGAGCGCCGCCGAGGAGATCGAGTCCCAGGAACCCACCATGACGGTCAACGTCGAGGAGGAGGCCGTCAGGAACATCCTCGGAGACCTGCTCGCATCCAGCGACACGCAGATAAACGCTTCCATCAACTTCTCGAGCACGGGCGCCGACGAGGTGAACGGCCAATGGGAGTCCTTGAAGGGCGCAGTGGAGGCAGGTGCCAAGGGCAAGGTCGAGATTTCCGACAACACGTCGGAAGTCAAGGGCCACCTGGACGGCATCAACAATTACTCCTTCAACCCCAAGACGGTACACGTCTCCGTAGGCGGAGGTGCGCTCGATACCCTGAGCAGCATCAGCAGCTACCTGGACACCCTCGATGGCAAGTCGGCCACCACCTACGTCTACGTCAAGAGGGTGTCGTCGAGCAGCGGCGAAGACGGACATACCGCGACGGGCGCGATCTTCAACTCCAAGGGGAAGATTCCGCTCAACGCGGCGGGCGCCCTCAACGGCATAGTGACGAGCGCGATGATGACCAACATCGGCTGGGTCGGGGAGGCTGGAGCCGAGGCCGTCTTCCACATGCGCAACGCGGGAGGCGCCGTCGTGCCCCTCTCCAACAGGCGCTACGTCCGCCCGTTCGCGAGGGCCGTCGCAACCGAGATGGGCGGCAACACCAGCGTCGTCCACAACCACAACACCTACTACGTGAACGCCAACGCCGTGACCGACGAGAGGGTCATATCCGCAGTCGAGACGGTGGTTGACAGGGCATCGCAGTTCCAGGAGGCGATGTAGCATGGCCAAGGTAACATTCGGCAAGTCGGCTATCAAGAACCTCGCGGGGTCGGCCAACTCGGTCGTCGCCGTCTGGACGTTCTCGTTGGCGAGCAAAACCAAGGAATACGCGGTCCGATGGGACTACTACAACGGCGACATCAACAAGTGGATATACGAGAGCCCGACAACCGTAAAGACCAAGCAGTCGACCTACACGATACCCCAGGACGTTTACGTGACGAAGGTGAGGGTGAGCGTCACCCCCCGCGCGAAGACGAAGAAAGGGTTCAAGGAAGAGGTAAACACCTCCGGCGAGTTCGCGGGCGGCAACGTCGCGGTTGCCAAGAAGAACATCGAGACCGCGAGGAAGAACGCCAAGATCGCAGACGCTGCTGCCGCCGCCAACGTGAAGACGGCAAACGGGCTCGGCTCCTCGTATGACGAAAAGGTCAGGAAGGCCGGCCTCTACTCGAAGGCCGCAACGCAGTACGGCACCGCAGCGGACTGGTGGGAGAAGGCCGGAGACTCCGCAAAGCAGAGGGTGTCGGAGAACAACAAGACCTTAAACGAGAGAAGAGCCGAAGCGGTAGAGACGAACCTCTACGAGCTCTGCGTCGCGAACGCCAAGGACGTAATTGGCAAGACGAAATCCGAATGGATGCCTGTCGGCTCGCTCGACGAAGCTAAAGCCTTCGTAGAGGCGGGCAAAAGAATGAACCCGCCCGTAGAAAGGGGCTATTCCAAGCATGCGGGAGTTTGGGGCGTCTACACCGTCCTCAGACCGTCATGCTCTGATGTGGTTGCGGAAGCTAAAACCCTGTTCAACTCGGGGGACTACGCCAACGCTGCGAAGAAGTACACGAACGCCGCCAAGAGGTACGACAAGGCGTCGGATTGGTGGAGGAAGGCTGCGGACGCGGCACAGAACGAAGGCGACAGGAAGGTCTGCCAGGACAAGGCTGACGAGAAGTCCGATTACGCGAAGAAGTGCGAAGACAAGGCCGACGACGCCACCCAGAAGGCAGAGAAGGCGAAGCAGACCAAGGACGCCCAGAACGCGAAGCCCGACAATATATCCTCCCTCGAGGTGACCCAGACAAGCATCAAGACCGACTACATCCTCAGGAACAACCTCTTCCACATCGAGTGGGTGAAGCCCGTAGGCTACGCGACCATCACCGAAGTGCAGGTGAGAACCGACTACGGGAGCTGGACCGCACTCCAGGCCATCACGTCGAAGGAAAACCCGACACTCGAGGTGTTCCAGAAGGCGAAGGACTTCACGGGCTCTTCCGGCCACACCTACGAGTTCAGGGTAAGGTTGGGACTGAGCAACAAGAAAACCTACTCGGACTGGGTCTACTCGAGTGCGTTCAGCACCACTCCCGAACGAGGGAACAGGTTTCACGCCAAGATAGCCGAAGACGGCCAGTCCGTTCGGTTGAGGTGGATTCCCGACGCCAAGACCCTTGCATCGGTCGAGTCCTTCGAGGTCCAGTACAGCAACTTCTACACCGACAACAATGCATGGATGGTCGGCGCGTACGACACCATCACCTCGCTCGATGCCAAGATGGGCCGCGTCGTGAAAGTCGAAGAGGGCGGCAAGGAGATATTCTACCGGGAGTACACGGTGGACGTCTCCGATTGGGACGAGGGAAACTGGTACTTCAGGGTCTACGCCAAGAACTCCGCAGGCTACTCGGAGCCCATGTTGCTCAAGGTCGGCGGAGAAGAGGGTAAGGTAACGGAGACGGTCGTCGTCAAGAAGAAGGCGCCCAAGCTCAACCAGCCCACCAGCCTGACCCCCGCCCTCGTGGAAGGCCAGACGGGCAAGGTGAAGCTGACCTGGACGGACAAGCTGGAGTACGGCGCCTGGTACGAGATCGACCACAGCCCGAACACGAGGGCGTTCATCGACAACGCCCAGGGGGATATAACGACGGACAAGTGGGAGAACCCGGGTGACGCCGACATATCCACCACCCGAACCTTCACCGTCGTCAACCTGAACCCGGGCCAGCACGTGTTCAGGGTCAGGAAGGTCAACGACAAGGGCGAGATAAAGGCCACTTCGGCTTCGGGCAACTTCAAGCTCGACGACAACACCGTGACCTTGGACGTGCCTCCTGCGGGAAGCGCGGTTCTCACCCCGAGGCCCACGAACCTCACCTGCGAGAAGACCACCTACGAGGGCGGAATCAAGGTCCTGTGGGACGGATCCGCAACGGGCGAGGAGAAGTTCGAGATACAGTACACGGACAACGCCTACGCCTACCAGGACAACGCCATAGGCGACATCAAGACGGCGACCTACGATGAGCTTCCATCGGGCGCGACGTCCTTCCTCTACACGCTCACCGAACTCGACTTGGGGAGGACCTGGCACATCAGGGTAAGGAAGACCTCGGACGCGGGCAGGAGCCTCTGGGCCACCCTGGCTTCATCCCACGAAGAGGGCGTCTACCCGTCCGAGACGGAGAACGTGGTGTCGGTCGACCTGGCACCAGCCCAGGAGGAGCTCGACAAGCTCACGGCACCGACGACTTCTGCAACCGACATGTCGTACCAGGTCGGAGACCAGGTCATCATGTCGTGGATTCACAACTCCGAGGACAACACGGACCAGACGGCCTACCAGGTCGAAATCACGGTAACCCCGCAGAACGAGCCGCCTTCAGTCCAGGTGCTGGAAGGGACGACGGACAACGCCGTAACCTTCGACACGACGGGCTATTCCGACGGAACGCAAGTCGAGTGGAGGGTGAGGACCCAGGGCGCCTACGAAGGCTACTACTCGCCTTGGTCTCAGACTAGGATGTTCGGGATATTCGTGCCGCCAGTGGTGTCGCTCTCCCTAGCGGACGGCACGGGGCAGGACGTTGTGGACCAGGGCCTCTCCACCCTCCCGCTCAAGATAACGGTGAACGCGAGCTCTGCTGCCGCGAACCCGATCACCGAGGTGAGGGTCTCCATAGCATCCGCCTCGTCGCACACGGCAGTCGGAGACGACGGCGGCGAGGCGTACATAGCGAAGGACCAGGAGGTCTACTCCAGGTACCTCACCGCATCTGACTTCGAGGACGGCACGGCGATGCTCGAGGTATCGGCCGCCGAGACGATGCTCGATTCGGGATACCAGTACTACGCCAGGGCGACGGTGTTCACGCAGATGGGGCTTTCAGCTACGTCCAAGGACTCCACCTTCGACGTGCAATGGGCCGGGTTCATGGCCGACCCCGAGGCAACGGTCGAATTCGACTCGGTTAACTACACGTGCACGATTTACCCCGTGTGCTACGAAACGGACCCCGAAGGAATGGTTCCCGAGGAGCCGTCCACGGTCATACCCGAGGAAGACCTCAACTACAGAGACGAAGACGACGGCACGCCAACCGAGGGGGAGTCTGCGGGCGAGTCGGCCGAGGAGCCCACGACAGAGGAACCAGCAGCAGACGAGCCGTCTTCAGAAGAACCCGCAACCGGCGATTCCTCAGACGACGAGGAATTCGTCGAGGAGGAGATGACGGAAGAAGAAGAGGCCCTCATCAGCCTGATTGACGCGGAAGAAGACTTAGCGGACGACACTCCCGAACCGAACTTCGCGACTGGCGAGACAGACGAGGAGCAGGAGGAGTTCGAGTACCGTCAGAACACCACGCTCGACGTCTACAGGGTCAACTACGACGGCTCCACGACCCCGATCCAGACGGGCCTCCGAAACGACGGCTACGCCTCCTGCACGGACCCCCATCCAACGTTCGGCACGTGCACCTACAGGATAGTGGCGCACGACACGCTGACGGACACCCAGACCGCGACCGAGGTGACGGTGAGCACACCTGCGAAAAGGGTGGTCATCACCTGGGACGAGGTATGGACGTCCTCCAACGACACCGAGGAAGACGACATCGGCGGATACGCTGGCAGCATGGCCGTCCTCCCGTTCAACGTCGAGCTGCAGGAGCAGCACTCCGCAGACCGCGTGGTCAACAACTTCATCGGGAGGCGCCTAGGCGTGGCCTACTACGGCGAGAGGGTGTCAACCCAGGCGACCTTCAAGGCCGACATCCGAAAGACCGTAGACGACAGCACCCGCGACGCGCTGCGCAGGCTCGGCAGCTACCCCGGCATCTGCTACGTCAGGGACAGGACGGGCCTCGGGTTCTGGGCCACCGCAGACGTAGACATAAGCCACACCTACGAGAGCCCGAAGGTGGCCGTCTCGTTGAACTTCGAGCGGGTCGAGGGACCAGGAGGCGAGAATGCCTAACTGGGGAAACAGCATGCTCCAGAGCTACGAGTTCTGGGAAGTCGACAAGGGCACGTGGGGCGACCTGCGCAAGCTCGACACCGTGCTCACCTGCAAGGGCACCCGCGACCTCGACCTGGAGACCGTCGAGACGGCGAACCTCGACATCGTCGGGGAGCCCATGGGCGAGATGCTCGTCAGGTGCTACATGGTCACCACGCAGAACAAGGTGCGCGAGAGGATTCCAGTGGGAACGTGGCTGTCCCAGGGGACGAAGCGCAGCTTCGACGGCACGTCGTCCAAGCTCGAGGCGGAATGTCATTCCACCCTCATGCCCCTTCACGACAGGTCGGAGGCTGGCGCCAAGGTGCCCGTTGGATACTGCATACCTGCGGGGACCAACTGCGCCGACATGGCGGCCCAGATCCTCAGGAACCACGGCATCGCTCCTGTAGTGGCATCCAAGTCCGACGAGACGCTGGAGGAGCCCTACGTGGCGGGGATGCAGGACTCGTGGCTCAAGGTCGCCAAGGCGCTGGGAGACGCATCGGGGATGAGGATAGGCGTCGACTCCTGGGGGAGGAGCACCGTGTTCCCCTCGAACGACGGCTACGTGCAAGTGCCGTTATGGACGTTCCAGGACGACGGCGAGTCGATACTTCTCCCCGATGCTGACGAGGAGCTCGACTTCTTCGACGTCCCGAACGTCTGCGAGGTTGTCTGGAATAACGGCGGCAGGACCGTGGTGGGTAGGGCCGTCAACGACGACCCCAACTCCAACGTGTCGACCGTGGCGAGGGGCTACGAGGTGATTCTCAGGCTCGAGAACCCAGACGAGCTCCAATCGGGATGCACCCAGAAGACGGCCGATTTGGTGGCCCTGCAGAAGCTGATCGAAGCCTCGAAGATAGAGCGCATCATAACCATCTCCCACGGATGGTGCCCCGTCACCGTGGGCGACCCGGTCAGGGTTTCCTACGAGTCGGCGGGAATCTTCGGCCTCGGGACGGTCCAGTCGATGGACTTCGAGGTCGGCACGGGCATGACCTCCACTACGAAAGTCTCCGTGTCCCAGAACGTTTGGAGGGCGTCATGACGAACCTCGAGAGAGTAGCCATGAAGGTCGCCAAGCTCGGCGGGAAGCCCCAGAAGCAGGCGACAATCTCCAAGGCCAAGGTTACCAGGGTAGACTCGTACGGAACGGCGTACGCCTCGGTCGGGGGAGGCGAGGAGTTCCCCGTGTCCCAGGCGGTCTCCGTCAAGGAGGGCCAGACGATCGAGGTCCGCTTCGAGGACGGCAGGGCCATAGCCCAGGGAAACTACTCATCCCCTCCGACCGACGACAACGCCGCAATCAAGGCGCAGCAGATGGCCGACACGGCACAGCGAGAGGCCATGAGAGCCCACGAAGCTGCAGACACCGCACAAGGAGAGGCCGAGAGGGCAAAGGGGGCCGCAGACGATGCCCAGAGCTCCGCAGACAGCGCCAACGAGGTGCTCACGGGCATGCGCCAAGCAGCTTCCGAGGCGGGGACAACCCTGGAGGGAATCTACCAGGACGCCGAGGACTCGAAGACACTCCTCGGGGGAATGGAGCAGGCTGCAGAAGATGCCGGAACGACCCTTACGAGAATCTACCAGGACGCAGCCGACGCGAACGAAGCAGCATCCCACGCCAACCGCTACGCCAACGCGGCCCTCGACCAGCTGGGCGTCGTGCAGGACGTGGCGGGAGTCCTCTCGTGGGCGAGCGAGCAGGGCGCTTTCGTCGAGACGGCCGACACCGCAATCGTGGACGGCAAGGTGTACTTCACCTACGACGGCACGGACTACACGCCCGTCGTGGAGCCCGACGCGGCGCACCTGGCCGATTACTACGAGCTGGACATGAGCGGCGCGAAGCAGGCGATGAACGAGTACATCCTCGCGCACCTCGCCGTGACTCAGCGGGGCCTCTGGGTGCTTCCGAGCGGCATCGGGCAGGCGTCCGACGAGCAGCACGCCCCTGGCTACAAGATGCTGCTCTCCTCCAACGGGAGCTACCTCTACGACTCCAACGGCGTGCTCGTGAGGAGCGACACCGCCTCCGGGACCGACTTCTCGGCGGGTAGGGACTGGCACGTGGGCGGCGACGACGCCTACATCTTCTACGACGCCTCGGAGGGCACGATAATCATAGGCGGCTCCTCCGTTCAGCTCGGCTCCACCAAGACGCTCTCGGAGCTCATAAACGAGGTGGACAACGGCCTCGACTTCAAGGTCGAGGACTCGTATTCCCAAGACGGGCTGGAGGTCACCCTCACCGCCCACGTGTACAAGGGCGGGGTGGACGTAGCGCCGCTGCACCCCGAGCTGTACCCCGACTCGTGCTTCGCCTGGTACCGCAAGAACGAGAACGGCTACCCGCAGAACCCGATAGGCAACGGGCGCACCATCACGTTGCAGAGGTCGGTGGCGGGGTACGGGGCGGCCATCAAGTGCGTCTACACGCCCGTCAACGACGCGGGGCTGCTGACGGGCGATGACGATTCGCTGACCACGCAGGACGGCGAGCCGCTGACGGCGCGGACCCCCTCGGGCGATTACGTGAGGGTGGCGGACCTGACCGTGGAGACCTCCGTTTTCGACGCCGACAGAGTGATGGTCGTGGGCAACGAGGACGAGCATCTCGTAACTATAGCCACCCTGAAGGACGCCTTCGGGGGCGGCGACTACGAGAGGCTGACCAGCAAGCCGAGCATCGAATCGGTCACGCTCAGCGGGAACAAGACCTTCCCCGAACTCGGGATATTCAAGACCGATGCTCAGGGCTACGACGTGGCCGACGACTACACGCTGACCACGATGGATATAAACGCGTTGTGGGCCAACGCCCAACCGATTGGAGGCTAACATGGGCAAGTACATCGACGGGAGCGGCCTCTCCCACTTCATGGGCATCATCAAGGGCGCGTTCGCCGTCAAGTCCGACGCGGTGAAGAACATCACCAGGAGCGGCACCACGTTCACCGCCACGAGGGCGGACGGCACGAGCTTCACGTTCACGCAGCAGGACAACACGGTCGCCAAAACCACCACCACGCCGAAGATGGACGGCACGGCTGCGGTGGGAACCGAGACCAAGTACGCGGCGGGAGACCACGTGCATCCCACCGACACGTCGAGGCTGGCGGTGGCCGCGTTCACGAACCAGGCCGTCTACACGATGGCGAACGCCTACGCCGAGGAGCAGGGACAGTCGCTCGTGAACCCGAACGACTTCGGCAAGGTCAAGGTGGGCAGCACCACCATCGAGGCGGACGGCATCACCGACACGCTCGAACTCGCGGGAACGAACGTCACGCTCACGCCCGACGCGACCAACGACAAGGTGACCATCTCGATCACCGCGACCAACATCACCACGGCGCTCGGGAACACGGCGGTCGCGAGGGCCACGGCGGACGCTTCCGGCAACGCCATCGCGTCCACCTACGCCACGAAGTCCGAGCTGTCCAGCGCCACGGCGGGAGCCTTGCAGTACAAGGGCACGGCCAACGCCTCGGCGGACGTGACGGGCACCGCCTACAAGAAGGGATGGTACTGGGTCATCGCCACCGCAGGCACCTACGCTGGCAAGGTCTGCGAGGTGGGCGACATGCTCATCGCCAAGCAGGACAAGACGGCCACCGTGGCGAACGACTTCGACGCCGTGCAGTCCAACATCGAGGTGCTGAGCAATTCCGAGATAGACGCGCTCTGGGCGGCTGCGTAAAGGAGCCATTATGGAGATGAGAAGCGAGAAAGCGGTAGAGCTTCTGGCCGAGCTGGCACATGATCTGCTGGCACGGTGGTCCGAAGCCGAATACGATTCCATCGTAGAATACGGCGACTACGACGAGGATGAAGTGGAATCGCTCGACAGGGAATCCGAGCGTATATCCAAGCGCATAGATTACCTCGCATCCGTGGCCGCGCCTAGCGAGGTGGAGTCTGATGGGTAAGTACCTCAACGGCGAGGGCCTGTCGCATTTTATGACGAAGATAAAGAGCTGGGTCGATAACACATTCCTCAAGCTATCGGGCGGCACGATGACGGGCAAGCTCACTATGCAGGCCGAGCAGAACGTGGATAACTATACGTCTGGCGCTTTGGACCTTAACAACTCGAATATCCAAGGTGTGAACAGTATTTATACGAAGGACCTTAGCGATTCTTCGCAAGAGGGTATCCATTTCTACCGAGATTCAACGCATGTTGACTCGCTATGGGCCAAAAACGGGACGCTGTACTTCACGCCGAACAGACAGCTGGGAACCGTAGGGGCATCGGCCGAAGTCCCTGTCCTTTTAAATGCCCAGGTTGGTGCTACCACAAACTTTGCCATGCGTCCGTACGTAGACCAGGCGAGGGCGAACAGGCTAGCGTTCCTCCCCGCAGACCAGATTATCGTAGAGCAGACCGTGGACGGTGGCCAGACATGGACAGATGCCGGATATTCAGATTCCGTCAAGGCCTCCATATTCTCTGGCTATGGTGGTAATCTGTACATACCGCGCATAGACGGAGCTCGAAGTGAGCTGTGCGCCCTTCGCGTGACCATAACGGCCATGAAGTACGATGTTCCAGAAGGTACTTCGGAAACTGAGAAGTACCAGTACTGGAACAGTTCGCATGTCAAGTCCCAGGAACGATATTTCAACGTTCGAGAATGGTGGTTCTGGGTCGGGTCTAACGGCGACCATATAGGGTTGAAGATAGAGGCTGCCAAAGGGAACGCATCCGATACTTGGACAGAGTACGCTAATGATACGAATCGCCTTTCGGGATGGCCTGGCAGCTCGTGGGTAAGGGCCGGAGGCGGAACGACCTTCGGCGGCAACACTAGCCAGGCTTCCCAACAGTGGAACTGGAGGCTTACTTTTACCAGCAGGATGCTTCAAGATAAAACGGCCTTCACGCAGACTAGCGCCCAAAGCATTTATCAGATACGCTGTTACGGTGACCTTTGCTGGGGCTCGTCGAATAATATGATGGTGAGGGATCATCTCTACGGTTGGGATATCTACAAGAATGCGATATTTCCGTCATGTATCCTTCCTTCTGCAAATAATACTGGGAGTCTGGGTACTTCCACATCGAAGTGGGCATCTATTTATAGCACTATTCTCTACGGAGATGTTAGCGGCGGCCTCAGGCCAACCACCGTACGCCCGACTAATGCTAATACTACTGGCTATAGCGCACGCCTGAACTATTTCCTGGCCAGTGATTTCATGACCACGAACAAACCGTCATCTGGTAACGGCCATATTCTCGATATGGAATGGGATGACAATGGCAAGTGGCACGGGCAGGTCGCAGTGCCAGCCTTTTCCTCTGGACATATGGAATGGCGTACCGAGAACGGCGGCACGTGGACAACATGGCGCAAGTTGTTCGACGATAGGGATGTGATACCAGCAGCAAACGGTGGTACTGGCCAGACTTCGCTTAACGCCTCTGCCAACGCTCTCATCAACTCCCTTACGACGGGCAGTTCGGATCCGCAGGACGCAGACTACTACGTCTCGCAGTACGTAGGCGGCGGCACCTCGACAACCACGTTCCACCGTAGGCCCATGTCCGCGTTGTGGAACTATATCAAGGGGAAGATTTCGTCCATCCTCGGGCTGACTGCCGCGCAGTACGGCGGAAATGCGACCACGGCTACGAGTGCTGGCAACGTCACAGGCACCGTCGCAATAGCCAACGGCGGCACGGGCAAGACCACGGCGGCGGAGGCTTGGACTGCCCTCGGAGGTGGGGCGATAGGCAAGAAGTCCACGCTGGCTGCATCGGATATTCCATCTTTAGCCATATCGAAGATCACCAACCTGCAGACCTCGCTGGATGGCAAGGCGCCCCTCGCATCCCCGGACTTCACGGGGACGCCCACTGCGCCGACCGCAGCGACCGGAACCAACACCACCCAAGTTGCGACGACCGCTTTCGTCAAGGACGCATTAGACAATCTCACCGTATATTCCGAAGACATCGAGTACGGCACGGGCACGGTCGCGGAAGCATTGGACGAAATGTCGCAGACCGTCCACAACCTTCCGACCAAGGTGTTCTCGAAGGTGAATGTCGGCACCACGACCATAGTTGCCGACTCCGCAGATGACGCGCTGACCCTCGCAGCAGGGACGAACGTCACTCTAACGCCCAACGCGTCTAACGACAGCATCACCATCTCCGTTGCGAACACTACCGGATATTCGCTCGACGACGACATCGCAGGGAGAGCCAACGACTACGGTCCATTGTACTTCAGCGAGGATGCTGGAGATACAGTGGTGGTGGACGGCCCTCTGCCCGTCGAGTACGGCGGCACTGGGGTGGCCACGATAGCCGCGCTCAAGACGGCGTTGGGCCTTGAAGACAGTGGATGGAAGACCCTGTCTCTCAACGGCAACGCGTTCAAGGTCTACAAAGGAGACGCGAGCTATACGCCCATGTACCGAAAGGTCAATGGCGTCGTCGAGGTGACGGGAGGCGTGTCGCCCCTGACCGCGCAAACCCTCGGCGAGACGGGCGTCACGATAGGCACGCTGCCCACGGGCTTCAGGCCAGCTTCGAACCGCAACGTCCAGGTCATATGCCAAGGCTCGGGCAGGAAGCTGTGGCTCTTGATAATCGACAGCTCGGGTGTCGTGTCAGCCCAGCGCATGCGCGACATGGGCTCGACCAGCTACCAGAGCATGTCCACGAGCGAGTGGATGATATTCACCGCTACTTTCCTGGCAGGCTAAGGAGGCAGCATGACTACTTACACCGACGAGGTGAACATCTACAACCCCGATGCGATCAAGGATGGCATAGACGGGGCCAGGGACGCCTACAAGGCCGTCGTCACCGAGGTGGGAGCAACTGGCGTGAAGATACACCCGAGCGGCCAGAGCGGCAGCGGGATAGTGGACTACACGCTCATCGACGACGAGGGCA